GCCTGAGCATGGCAGTTTGGGTCAGAAGTTTGGGAGGTTCTGGCACTTATGGAAAAAGTGAAAAGGGGACTGAGGGCATTTTGGGAGGACACCAAGAGAGCCATCTTTTTTCTAGGCAAACCCAATGAGCAACTAACAGACCGCTGGAAGTTCAGAAGGCAGCTAATCTTTGGAGGCTATCGGTTGAGTGTGGCCATGATTGTCTTTGGGGCAGTTACATTTCTATGGGACACCCAGGTCAGCAACACCTTGATTGTTTCTGGGACATCAATGATCAGCATTATTCTGTCAGCTTATGTGGCAGGAGCTACAATAGAAGACAGAGGAAAGAGAGAACCATGAAGCTATTTAGCAAGACATTCGCAATCTATGCAGGAGAGAGAGCAGTGAAGACACTGTTCCAAACATTCCTGGCTTTGATTGGTGGACAACAGTTGCAGGTTTTTGAGGCAGATTGGATGAGCCTCATTGGACTATCTTTGGGAGCAGCGATTCTTTCAGTTGCAACTTCAGTGGTAACCAAATCCAAATTGACATCAACCTCATAGGGTATAGACTAGAAATCACTCCTCGGAGTGCAATCATTTGTTTATTCCTTTCTTGGTTGTGAAGCCCCTCAGGTAACCCCTGGGGGGTTTCTTATATCCTGGACTTTCTTCTCAGCTGATTCCTCTGGTGAGCTGTCATGCCTCCCCAGATGCCATGCTGCTCTTTAGCATCGATGGCATAAGACAGACAGTCATCAATGATGGGACAGCGCTCACAAATCATCAGAGCTGACTTGGTTGAATAGCTTGGTTGGGTGGTTTCCTCAGGATAGAAAACATCTGGAACTTGACCACACTCAGGGTCAAACTCAGAGAACAGCTTGGCGAACTTTATGAATCTCGATGTGAAAATGTCTGTCATCTGAGTTAGTGTAGGAGAGAAATGGAAAGGAAGCAAAATGATGAATTTTGACAAAATTAGGAGTGCAGTTTTATTAGGGGATTACACCCCAGCGGATAAAGAGTGGCATGACATTCGCCTAAAGGGAATCACTGGGACAGATTGCGCAGCCATCCTGGGAGCCAGTCCCTTCTCAAGTGCCTACAAGATTTGGGCAGTGAAGACCGGTCAGATTGTCGATGAGGTCAAACAGAACCAAGCCATGAGACTTGGGCAGTTGCTGGAGCCAGCTCTGTTGCAGATGTTCAAAGAGAACAACCCTCAGATGATGGTTCATGAGGTTGGGACTTATGCGAATGAGGACTATCCCTTCATGATTGCAAACCCAGATGCCCTGGCAGTTGAGGGAGACAAACTGTGGATTGTGGAAATCAAAACCTCCAGGAAGCACTGGAATGAAATCCCTCCACACTACATAACCCAGGTTCTGCATTATGCAGATGTGTTCTCAGCGGATGGCATCAAGGTTGTTAGCTATGCAGGAGGTGTCTATCAAGAATGGGAACTCCCATTTGACATGTTTGAGATTGAGGCTCAGAGAGAAGCCATCAAAGAGTTCTGGTTTGAGAACATCGAGGGCAACCAGGAGCCTAGCTGGGATGGTTCTAAAGCCACCTATGAGGTTGTTAGGGAACTAGCTAGACCAGGTGATCCAGAGGTCTCAGTTGACTTGGGTTATCTAGGTGTTCAGCTATCCAATGCACAAAGCGAATTCAACCAGTCAGAGCAGACTCTGAGGCAACTGAAGTCAGCTGCCCTGGCTCAGATGGATGATGCAAAGTTTGGCATGGTCTCCACTGGAGATGATGAGCATGTTGTTGCAATCAAGAGACAAAGGGGAGAGGGAAAGGTTTGGTTAGAAGTGAAATGATTATCGAAGTTGGAGACTTCATCACCTTACACAAGGGAACAACCATGGTGACCGGTCAATGCATGGGTTACAGAGTGAACCAGAGTGGCAATGTGATGGAGCTATGGATTGATGGATTCCTAACAGCCTTTGAAATAGGGGAAGAGGAATTCAAATGGAAGGTGCAAGATGACAGCTGATTGTTTTTGTGATTTACTCATAGACGATAGAGTCTGCATTCATTGCATGGAAGACATTACAAGAGAGGAAGAGGCAGATGCCTAAATTTGACCCAAATCAATATGAACCAGTTGAGGAAAGACTAGCCAGAGCGGTTGCTGACCATCCAGACCTAAGGATCATCACCGATTGTGTGATTCCTGGAGTGGATGGCAAGTGGTTGTTCAAAGCCACTATCTATCTAAGCGATGGAGACCAAGCGGCTGACCTACCCAAAGCGACAGGATGGGCAAGCGAAACCGAGGGAGGCGCTCAGTCTGATTTCAAAGCAGAGCTTGGAGAGACCAGTGCCATAGGCAGGTGTTTGGCTAACTTTGGCTATACAGGCAACAAAAAATCCAAGACAGCCAGGATGACCAGGGAAGAGGCACAGAAGGCAGTCAACACCCAATCAGAACCTAAGCAAACAGGTTGGGTTGAGCAAGCGACTAAAATGAAATCACTTGAGGAATTGCGAAAGCATTATGCCAAAGCAAAAATCAGCGGAGCGACCGATGATGAACTCAAGCAGATTAGGACATTAGCTGATGAGTTCACCGCTGGAGGCAAGTAGGTTGGAGATAACTGAAGCCTATAAGTTAGCCCTCTGGAGGGAAGACTATGAGATGGCGGCATTCTGGAGGCAGGAGCTGATTGATAGAACAGTCGCCCTGGCTAATCAAATCTTTGATGAGTAGTCATGAAACCAATTCTTGACCCAGCCAGCTCCAGTCGGATGTTTTATTTTGATAAGGAAGACAGTCGGGTTCTCTTTGGTGACATCCGAGAAGAGAGCCACATTCTTTCAGATGGTCGAAGCCTTGAAATAAAGCCAGATCAATTGATGGATTTTCGCAATCTGCCATTTGAGCCAGAGACATTCAAGATGGTCATTTTCGATCCACCTCATTTGGTGAAGATAGGGGATGAGTCATGGATGGCAAAAAAATATGGCAAGCTAGATGAGTTCACCTGGGAGACAGACCTGACTCTTGGATTTCAGGAATGCTTCAGAGTCCTGGAACCTTTTGGGGTTTTGATTTTCAAGTGGAATGAATATGACATTCCCCTCTCTAAAGTTTTGGGGTTGACCAGGCAGAAACCGGTCGCTGGCCATGCCAGTGGCAAGCACTCAAAAACTCATTGGGTGGTTTTTATGAAAGATGGAAATGCCTAGCGAAAGAATCAAAGGTCTAATCCGTTACAGGGATGATGGAATCTGTTGGCACTGTGGCACAGATGTTGATGTCACAATCCACCACAGACAAAACAGAGGCATGGGTGGCAAAGCTAAGTTCATAGCAGACCGCCCAAGCAATCTGATTGCCATGTGTCAGGAGTTCAATTTCTTGATGGAGGCAGACCTCGATGCAGCTCGACTAGCCAGAAACAAAGGCTGGAAACTAAGACAAACAGAAAATCCAATCTCAACTCAGATCATCAGATATGACCTGACTGTTTGGATGTTAGATGACCATGGCAAGGCTCACAGATTGGAGCAACCAGGTCTCTTTTGAAAGGAATAAATTGAGTGGAATCAATCGAATAATCAAACAGAATGAGCATCAGTTCACCATGGTGCCAAATAAGGCTGTGAGAGACCCTGAGTTGACTTCTAACGCCTTTAGACTACTCAGCTACCTCCTAAGCCATGAGAATGGTTATGAGCTGGTCTATGAGCAGATTATGCGCCAGACAGACCTGGGCAAGTATGCCATCCAAAAAGCCATCTCACTCCTGGAGGAAAAGGGATTTCTGTTAGTCGAACAGAGCAGAACAGAATCAGGCTATTGGAGCGGTCACAATTACATTTTGCTTGACCCTTACAAGGAAAACACTGGGATTCATCGGGAGCCTAATCAATCCGTTACGGATACATTCCGCAGCGGAACAACCAGCCCACATAAAGAAGATAAAGATATTAAGAAGATAAATAATAAAAAAGAAGATAAAGGCTCCCCAAAAGATTTGATTTCAAATGAGGAATTCAAAAAGGAAATCAGAGAGAAGTTCCCAAACATCGATGTTCAAAAAGAGCT